CTAGCTAACGCTTATGATCTGACCATTGTGCGCGTTGATCGTGAACTGCACGAGTTCACCCTGACGCGTCGTCCAGTCGATGACATAAACTTTTTGTCCGTTCCTATCAAAGAGGCCGACGAAACGGCGCATCTCGCCTCCATAGCGCGACTCGATAGGACGTAGAATGTTCTTCAACGGGAGTATCTCTCCGCGCTCGCGAGCATTGCGCGCGTCATCCGCCGTGAAGGAATTGCTCCACTGGCCCTGTGCCGTTGCACATGGCGAGAAGGCAGCAAGGCCAACGCAGAGAGAAAGAATGATCCGTTTCATATGACGGGTTATGCACCCTCGGCCCTGAATACATGCTGAATGACAAGAGCGGAGTTTAGTCAGATTTGAAGTCAGCTCAACGCTGGCGGGCCCATTCGCGAAGGCTCTCATCCTTTGGATCTTCCAGCGTAACTTCCAGCCGGGCATAGAGATGACCCGGCGTGTCCTTGAACTGAACGCCCTTGTTGCGAAGACGAAGCACCATCCCCGTATTGGCGCCCTCGGGGACTTTCAGGGTCACAGTACCAGCGGGCGTGGGGACCTCGATATTGCCGCCAAGTACCGCTGTCTTGAGCGGCAGCGGCACCGACATTCGCAGGTCTGACCCTTCGCGCGTCCACGTCTTGCTTGGGCGGACGTGAAGTTCCAGCAGCGCATCGCCAGGAGGGCCGCCTGTCTGCGATGGCTCACCCTGGCTTTTCAGGCGCAGGACCTGGCCGGTGGCAACGCCCGGCGGGATCGAGACATTCAGACTCTTATTGTCTGCCATCGTCATCTGACGCTTCGCACCGAGGACCGAGTCCTCAAACGAGATATCGACGCGGTAGCGAGTATCTGCGCCCTTGCGCGGGCCTGCCCTGCGTCTCTGGCCACCGAACATGCCCGACAGGATGTCCTCGAACGGGTCGCCCTGAAACGAGCTGCCATGCTGACGGAAACCGCCGCCGAAGCCGCCGCCATAACCACCGCCTGCGCCAGCAAAGCCGGTCGGATTGCCATCGGCATCGATCTCGCCCCGGTCAAACTGGGCGCGTTTGGATTCGTCGCTGAGGATTTCGAAGGCCGCTGACGCTTCCTTGAAGGCGTTCGCTTTCTTTTCGTCATTCGGGTGAAGGTCGGGGTGAAGTTCCTTGGCCTTCTTGCGGTAGGCCTTCCGGATCTCCTCGGTCGAGGCAGATTTGGTCACACCGAGTGTCTGATAGGGATCGCGGGTCAAGGATGTCTTTCTCTTTCTTCACACTGAAAATCCAATGCCTAGTTAGAGTGCGCCCGCGCCGATTGAAACCCACCTGCCTAAACGTCCATCAGCTGCGACTTCCGCGACACGCAGCTCATTCACGGAAACCTCCAGCGCCGCAGCCGATTCCGGCGTCCTGAAATTCACGACCTCTGTGCCGTCTAGCAGGCCGCGAACCTCAAAAAGTCGCGGCCCAGTCGGGTCTGGCAGGTCCCAGCTATCAGGGATGTCCGGCGCGCTGGCGAGCCAGCTCACCTGCATCCCTCCAGCTGTCTGCTTCGCCCGCAGGTGGGCGACCGGCCAGGGCAGCCCGGCGCTGTCTTCATGCCTGAAGACTTGCGGGTCAGACCCACCAGCCCGCCAGTACATCTCGATGCCAACTTCGCCGCGCGTGAGCGCAACCGGCTCGAGCGCGTCATCGACGATGACGACAAGCGCGCCCTGCCCTGCCGCAGCAGGCGTTGAGCCGTAGAGGCCCCGGAGCAAGCCAGAGAGACGCCAGCTCCCATCCTTCTGCAAGTCAGCCCTCTGAAAGGATAGCGCTTCCCACTCCTCCTCGCCCTGCACCAGCAGCATGTTCGCACCGGCCAGCACGCTTTCAGCTTCAGCGCTGGAGACTTCACCGCCGAAGAGTTCAAGCGCTATCTCCGAGCCGGTATCCCACCGGTGCGCCGGTCCCGCGACCAGCGGCGCTAGCAGGCGCCCGATGGAAGCCGGCGCTGGCACGCCTGCCCGCACCGTCAGGCCGTTCAGGCTCCGCCCGGCTTCGACGGAGACAGGTCCGACCCATGGTGATCCGGTTGCTGCGACCAACGGGCCATTGCCTGACTTGCCTGGCAAGGCTGGTGCATCGATCAGGATGAGTTCGGGCGTCGCTGGAATGAGCGCGGCGGTGCCCGTGCCCGGTACAGAGCCAGCGAGAACAGACACCGGCTCTACCGGCCGCGACAGCTCTAGTCTGCGCGCAATCCCCTCATCAGAGATATCATCAATCACCCATTCTCCCGGCAGCGTCTCAACCGATATACGGTCGCCAGGCTCCAGCGCCAGAAGGTGCGGTGGGAGCGTGAGCGATGCACGCTCGCTTTCCACCGTCGCTTTCAGCAAATCGCCGGCGACCCGGCTTGCTTCGCCCTCCGACATGAGGAGCGGCAGGCTGGTTTCGATGCGATAGCGCGCGTCTCCGTCCGGAAGGCGGGCGTGAGAGACGGCGGGCGCATAGGCGTCATCGGCGCTGATATGGGTGAGCGTGAGATGGCCCGGCCGTTTGTCGAGCAAGACGTGCGTCATGGATGGGCCATCGCGGGCTATCTCACCGGCTGCGACGGTCAGTGCGGTACTTCTAGGTGCTGGCTGCAAAGAAAGCCCCGCTTCGCTTTCGCGGCAGCTGAACCTGTGCAGCGCCTGAAGCGGCTCCAGCACTGACCGGAGCGTCGAGGGCGCTGGCACGATGAACCCCTCCACCAGCCCGTCAAGCGCGCCCGCCTCAATCTCTACACCCGAAAGCGCGGACAGGTCTTCGATCACGGCAGAGAGCGGCACAAGGCCTGCTCGCCCGTTCAGCCAATGACCGAGTGACCAGTTTGGCCCATCGCTCCAGACGTCGCCTCGAACAGGAAAGTCAGGCCAAGGCCGCGCATCCCACGCCCAGGCAAAAGCGGCGTCGACGAATGGCTGTGCCTGCCAAAATGACAGCGACACCTCCAGCGCCCGCCGCTGCAGCACATCATTGCGCGCGCCATCCGAAAAATGCGGCAGCGCGCTCTCGGAGCTTTTCGGGTCGTAGAAGACATTCGGCGCATTCGTGCCGCGATCAACGGCCGGAAAGCCGATCTCCATGAGGCGGATCGGTTTCAGGCCGGGCGTCCAGTTGGTCGCCGTCGATGAGCGGATGCCGCCGGGCCGCGGGTAGTGCGTCTGGCCCCACCAGCTCCCGATATCTTTCTGCCGGAAGACCCAATGCTCGCCATGGGCACTGTCCGCGATCGGCGTTCGCTCCTGCGCCGCGCGTGCCTCCGCTGATGCATAATACCAGTCATAGGCCTCCCCGCCCTGTAAATTGGCGGCGAGATAGGCGGCGTCCGAAGCCCCTTCGAAACCTGCCAGCGCATCGAGATGATCAGACCCGCCGCGCCAGTCGCTCAGCGGCGGGTACCAGTCCACGCCGACGAAATCCAAATCCGGTGACGCCCAGAGCGGGTCGAGCGGGAAGAGCACGTCGCCAGACCCGTCCTGCGGGACGTAGGCGCCATATTCGGTCCAGTCCGCCGCATAGGAGATGAGCGTGTCCGGCCCGAGAATGTCCCTCGCCTCCGCCGCGATCTCGATCAGCGCCTCAACGAATGGGAAGGCCCCCGCATCATCGCGCAGGCGTGTCAGGGCGACCATCTCGCTACCGATCAGGAAGGCACCCACACCGCCCGCCTCAACTGCAAGGCGCGCATGGTGCAGGATGAAGTGGCGATAGCCAAACGCGCCATCGGCGGCGACGAAGCCTTCGATCTCTGCGCGCACCGATGCCGTCCCGTCCGGCAACGAAGTGGTCCGTCCGCGCCACGGAAAAGCCCCCTGCTCTGCCGCGCCATAAGGGTCGGGCAATCCGTTTCCCTGCGGAATGTCCATCAGCAGAAAAGGCGATAGCGTCACCTCAAGCCCGTCTGTTTTCATTTGCGCAATCGCCTGAAGCACAGACCTGTCAGACGGCGTCCCGCCATAGTTCGCTTTTCCGCCCGACTGACTGACGAGACGGGCTTCTGCGCGTGAGAGACCAGCCACTTCCCATCCGAAGGGCACACTCATACGCTCACGGGTCTCGACGCCGGGCCGGATGCGGCACGTACCTGCGCGAAGGTCATCCCCGAACCATGCGACCGTCAGGGCGGCGCGCCGAAGCTGCGGAAAATCATCCTGCGCCTGCGCCAAAGACTGGGTGAAATTGGCCGCGCCAGCCGGATTATTCATGTTGAGCGACGTTTCGACACCCGGAAAGCGCCGTTCACGGACGATATCGGTCGCATACGCAAACTCACCTGTCGCCGGGATGATGTTCAGCCCTTCCACGACGCGCCGCAGACTGCCCTCATCTTCGAGCGCTCGAAAGACTTCGAAGCTAAGCTGCGGCAGGCGGTTCCCGAAGCGGTCCAGCGGCAAATCCTCGAACACGATATAGGCCGTTCCGCGATAGGCTGGCGCATTGCCTGCGCCCTCGACCGCTTCGATCAGCGGATCTGGAAGCTGGCTCTCATCGCCGCGATAGAAGCGATGATTGACGTCAGCGAGCGCCAGCACCTCGCCATTCGCCCAGATGCGCCCGAGCCGGGTGACAGGGCCCTGCGCGATCGCGACCGCGAAGCTCACCGAATAGCTATACTCATTCAGTTTCGGGCCGCCCTTGCCTGCAGAGCGCTCACGGCGCTTCTCCTTGAACCGGGCCGCCCAGATGACCTGTCCGCCGACCCGCGCGCGTCCATAGACGAGCGGCAGGCCTGCGCCCTCCCGGCTTTCCATGAGGTGCAGCGCGCTCATTCGCGGGCCGTGAACATCGCCGGCAAAAGCGCTGTCCACGGCCCGGCCCGCAAGCCCGCCTAGTGCGCCGCCAAGGGCCGCGCCTGAAATCTCCGCCCCCAGCGGGTTGAGACTACCCGGCAGCAGAGCGCTGCCAAGAGCCTGACCGGCCTGCGATAGAATGATCTGTCCCATGAGCATCAGTCCTCCAGACCAGGAAATGAGAAAGCGCCCGCGATGCGCCGCCGCCACCAGGGCACCAGCCGGGTCGCGCATACGCTGCGCCCCCAATAGGCGTGGATGATCGTGTCCGGACTGGTCGCGATGGCGCAGTGCTTGGCCACGCAGCCCGCGCCCATGCGAAACATCAGCACGTCGCCCGCATTCGCCGCCCCCACCGGGATTTCCCGCAACCAGATGCGCCCTGCCTCCAGCAGCGTATCGTCACTGCTGAGGTCTGCCCAGTCCGGCGTATATGGCGGCACGGGCTGCGGCTCCGCCCCGACAAGTTCGCGCCAGACGCCGCGTACGAGGCCGAGGCAATCGGCCCCCGCGCCCCTCCGGCTTGCCTGATGCTGATAGGGCGTGCCAAGCCAGCCGCGCGCGGCCTTGACGATGTCAGCACGCCTCATCGTCGGCCTCCGTCATTGCCCGCCGCTGCAGGCCCGGAAAGCACGAAATCCTGCCCGGGCAGATGCGGAAATCCGCGATAGTTCTCGGCGTTTGAGAAGACATCGCGGCAGGTCTGGAACCGCTTGTCGCAACTCTGCCCATCGACACCAGCAAGGCCGCACCTTGCATCGCCCAGCGCCGCATCGCAGCGGCGCGAGATAAGACGTCCGACCGGTCGCTCAAGTTCTGCCTTCAGCGAAATCAGCTCGGCCTCGAACTGATCGCCCCGCTGCGTGATCTCACTCAGAAAGCCGGTCCAGATGAGGATGCGATCATCTGGGGCCTGCCAGTCGACGCGATAGACATGGACCCGCGCCCGCGTCCACAATCCCGTAGCAAGATCGGCCTCTGTCAGAGCATCCGCGATAAGCGCCCCATCACCGCTTGCCCGGCCGGGCCGCAACCCACCGGCAGTTTCAAACCTCGCGGCCGAGAGGGCCACGCCGGGGCTGTAGGTCACGCCGCCAAACGTCAGTGCACGGTCATGATCCGTCAGGCCGACCGTGAACCCGTCTGGCCGCTCCAACCGCCAGCAGAGGCAGGTGGTCGCCGCGCCGTTTGTAAGCCTCGTCTCAAACGCTTCGCTTATCTGTTTCATATGGCCCCCGCTCAGAAAATCTCGACCAGAGGCAGGCTCACCACCCGTCCGGATCCGGCCGTCTCAAAGCTCACTTCCAGGGCGTCCGTGTCGAAGCGCACGGGCCAGTCATATTCGAAGCCCGCCGTGAGGATGGCGCCCGCTTCCGGGGCGACGTCGAAGGCGACCTCGCCCGTCACCTCGTCCACCTCCCAACCGGTGAGAAGCTCGGCGCCATTCACGCCGATGCGCACGCTCCCAAGGGCAGGTTTCAGGACCGGGCGTTCAATGCCACTATCCGCCATAGCCAGCTGGAATACGGTGCGGGTCCCGTCGCCCGTGCCAAGCCCCTCATCGGTCGGCGACACCGCCATGCCAGGCGCCGCGCTAGAGAAGGCCGCAGGGTCGCGAAAGCGGAACCCGGACAAACGCCCGCGCCGCGCATTGAAGAAGCTGACCAGACTGTCGAACGCCTCCACACTGAGCGGCGGTGTCACCACCTCCCAGCGCCGCTGTGGACGCGACCAGCGGGCATTGCGGACTTCCCTTCCGCTCGACAGCACCAGCGTCTCTGTCTGCCAGACAGGCCCGCTGGTAGAGCCAAATCCGGGTGGCACCGGCAGGCGACCTTCGTGAAATCCTGCAAGGCTCATGTGAACCTCCGCCCGATTGCGGCGGCTTTCGCCACGGCCTTGGAAAGCTCGCGTGTCGAGGTGGCTTGTGTGGCACCGACGCCCGATCGCGGAAGATTGAAGGTCAGCGATGTGCCCGCCGCGCCGAAGCCAGCCCGCGCGAGCGCAGCTTCTGCCGCAATGCTCGCAAGGTCCGCCAGCACCGCCCGCGTCATCTGCGAGAAGTCGAGCTCGCCAGACCGCGCGGCCCGCGACAGGGCCGCTTCTATGCCTGCGCCTGCCTCACTGAAGGCGGCTTCCAGCGAAGCTGCCGCGGCCTGTCCCGGCCCGTCGGCGAGGGCGGCCAGCGCGTCGCCTGCGCGGTCCAGCTCTGTTGTAAAATCATCCATTCGCCTCTGTCCTTTCATCCGGACGTGTCTTCATCATCAGGTCGAATTCCCTGCGGGGCAGCGAAGGACCGGAAGGGGTCGTCAGCGCACGCCATTCGAGCAGACTCAGTTTCCAGAATTGCGCAGGCGCGATGCCCATCAGCGCCGCCGCGCGCAGCATTTCAGCCCACGCCAGCACGGAATGCCTCCGCTACGGCCGCCGCAGCAGCGGCTGGCTGGATGTTGAGGCGTGCCAAACCATCCGGCTCAATCTGTTCACCGCCACCTTTAATCAGTATAGAAACAAGCTGCAGAAGTTCGGCTGCCGACAGCCGCCTCATGCGCGCCTGAAGGTCTGCCAGCGATGCACACCCGAAGGCGCTCTCGATCTCGGCTAGCGCCCCCAGCGTCAGGCAGAGCACCCGCTTCTGACCAGCCACGTCCAGACTCACTTCTCCCCGCGCGCCGTTCATGCGCTTGCCTCGAATGTGATCTGTCCTGCGCTCTGCAGGTCGATCGCGAAGGTCGCCTCGCCATCGAAACTGCCCGCCCAGCCAAGCTGCGCGATCTGGAATGGCCCGGTGAAGTCACCAAAACCCGGCACGCACAGCTTGAAGCTGCAGAGCTCCCCCGAAAGAAACACCGACCGAAGCCGGGCATCGCTTGCCGCGTCCTTGAACAGGCCGCGTCCCCGCACCCGCATGGAGCGCAGCCCTGCTTCGCCGAGCAGTTCACGCCAGCCACCCGGGCTGTCCATGCTCGTCGCGTCGACGTTCTGCTGTTCCAGGTCGAAACTGCTTGTGCGGATCCCTGCCACTGTCGTGAATGCCTCAGGCAAGGCGCCGTCAGATATCTTGATCAGGACATCGCGTCCTCTTTGACCGCTCATTCGCCCGCTCCCTCAAGAATAATTCGCACCCGGAGCACACCTCGAAACTCCCGAAGGTCCGGCGTGCGCATCACGTCGCTATAGAGCGTCTGGGACAGCACACTTCGCAGCCCGTCAGAGCCGAAAGAAAACGCGTTCAGTACCCGGCGTAGCTCGCTCAGGATGCGCATCGCCTCGGTGCGCCCACCCATCCGGCTTCGCAAGCCAAAGCTCAGCGTATGAGCGCTTCCGGCATGGCCTGCACTCCCATTGGGTCGAACATCGTGGCGCTCCAGCTCGACGCAGGGAAAGACGGGCTCATCGCTCTCGCCATCGAAAATCCGCGCAGGATTTCCGAGATATGCCTGAACACCCGCATCGCTGCGCAGGGCTTCCATCACGGCGAGCTGAAGCTCTGCTTCCACGCCTGAAGGGAGTGACGGCGCACTCATAGCCGCACCTCACGGCGCGCGGAGATGAGAGCCTCTGCCGCTTCGGACACGACGACATCATTGCTGCCGCGCCGATAGGTGGCATCCGCCATGACCAGAAGCGCGAGCGACAGGTCTTCTGGCACATCCGCCGCGCCGCCAAACCCGGCAACGAAATCGACCTCCACCCGCGCGCCGGTCTCTATCGCTAGCAACCAGCTGCCTGGGCGCAGGCACAGCCGCTGGCCATCCAGCACGAAGCGGCTGGTCAGGTCGGTCTCCACCTCCCCTGCCCGGCTCCGGACAGACACGAGCTCGCTGACAGGCCCGGCGGGCAGCCTGACACCAGATCTCGCCATCAGGTTGCGCGGCCAGACCGCAAAGCTCCATCGCAGCGTTCGGCGTACCAGGCACAGCCCGGCCTGCGTTTCCAGCGCCGCGCGCGCCCCGGCGATGAGCGAGGTCACCAGCTCATCTTCGCCGTCATGCCCGATGCGCAGATAGGATTTCGCCTTTGAAAGAGACACAGGCTCTTCGTCTGGCGGCGTAAGAACCGTCAGCGTCATAATCGTTTTCCGTCTATTGAAAGCTGCCTGCCCGACAGGCGACACGAGCGGTCGCGTTACGGGGCGGTATCAGCCTGCGATCGCTCGCAGGCTGACTTTGGTGACCGCGCTAGAAGACCATGGCCTTGATGGCGTCGAAGTTCTGGACGCCGCCGCCCACACGCTTGGTCGTGTAGAACAGGACATAAGGCTTGGCCGAATACGGATCGCGCAGCACCTGCGCGCCCTGCCTGTCCACGATCAGATAGCCGCGCCGGAAGTCGCCAAACGCGATCGCCGCATTGCCCGTACCGATGTCCGGCATGTCTTCCAGTTCGGTGACCGGATAGCCAAAGATCGTCTGACCCTCACCATTCATGCCCGGGCGCCAGAGATAGCGACCATCCGCATCCTTCAGCTTACGGACGGATGCGACCGTCTTGCGGTTCATCACGAACCGGCCATTGGAGCGGTACTGGCTCTTCGGCGTCTGGATGAGGTCGATGATCTGGTCACCGGCATCGCTGGCGGTAAAGTCGCCCGCGACCGAGCCGATCTTGCCCCAGGCATGGCTCGCTTCAGCGACGACGTCATAATCGAGGAAGCCCCTCGGCTTGCCGTCGCCATCACCTGTCACGAAGGCTGCGCTCTCCTGAATGGAGAAGGCCGCCTCGACCTCATCGGCCAGCCAGGCATCGACGTCGGCATAGCTGTCATTGAGCAGCGTTTGCGTCGCCGCGGGCATGGCATAGAGCTCACCCGCTGGGAATTCGAGCAGGCTGAGACCCGCCGTCGCCGTCTGTGTACGCGCCCCCGTTTCAGCAACCCAGGCCGCACCGACACCGAGGCTGACAGGCTTTCGATAAACGCCTGCCGTCGTCTGGCGCACACTTGCGATCTGGCGCATCGGAGAGGCCTGCATCAGCCTTGCCTCGATCAGGCGATCAAGCTCCGGCGGCGCTGTATAGCCGCCCTGATCATCGGTGCCCGCAGACAGGGATTTGACATCCAGACGCGCCAGCCCACTCTCATCGCCGCTGCGGATATAGCGCGACCAGGCCTCGCCCTGTTCGGTGCCCGATCGTGCCGGCGCGACCTCGTCCGGGCGCGCCGCTTTCAGGCTGATCTCATCAAGACGCCGGTCCAGCTTTTTCAGCTTTGCATCCAGCAGTGGGTCATGCGTGCCCTTCGCCTCGATCTCGGCAAGCCGCTCATCATTGGCCTGCTTATAGGCCTCGAATGCTGCCATCACTTCGGCCGTTGCAGCACTGCCTGCCTCGGCTGCCATCTTTGTTTCCTTGGTCATCTTTCTCCTTTCTCAGGCCGCCCGCGCGGCCCCTCCAATCTGTGTGAACCGGGCGAGTGGCTGCATTGGCGCCCCCACCAGCGAAATCTCGACAAGGTCGATGTCGATGAGGTCACGTCCGCCCTCGGGCCGGGGCTTCCAGAGCCGCGCACGAAATCCGATAGACAGGCCCGAAAGCCCAGCCTGAACCGCGCGCGAGGCGGCAGCACCATCAATCAGTCCACGGACGAATAGCCCACGACCATCCTCGACAAGGCGCGTCCAGCGACCGGCCACAGCACCGGACCTATGCTGCAACAGCATGGGCACAGCGCCCGCTCTCAGGCTGCGCGCAAAGGCTCCAGCCCTCACCACGTCGCCAGACAGATCTGCAGCGCCAAACAGGGCCGCATAACCTTCAACCAGAAGCGGCGAGGGCGTCATGGCTTCGCCTCCAGCCGGGCTTCGATCCGGTCCAGCTGGTTCTCGATGGCCTCGAGATGGGCTTCCACCCGCGCCAGTCGCTCGGCGACCGGGCGTGCAATGTCCGCGCGCTGTTCCAGCATGGAAATCCGCTCTGCGGCTGCCCCTGCCCAGACGAGCGCCCCGCCCGTCTGAAGCGCGAGCGCCAGTACGAAGCCGGCCGTTATCTTGCGCTCGATCATTGGCTTAGCCCCGCGAGAGCACGCTTCTCTTCGGTGGTCAGGAAACTCGCCGCCTCAAGCCGCGCCCACAGCGCATCCCGCTCGCCTGAAAAGGCTGGCACGTCCTCCAGGTCCGGGCGCACCTCGACATCGTCGAACCGTCCCGACAGCCAGACACTCAACGCGTCGGCAACCTTGTGAACCAGAGGCAGAACCGTCAGGCGCCAGAAGGCGAGGTTCGCTTCCTTATAGGTCGCATAGGTATTGTCGCCCGGAATGCCGAGCAGCATGGGCGGCACCCCAAAAGCAAGCGAAATCTCCCGCGCGGCCGCATGGCGCGTGCCTGCAAAATCCATCTCTGCGGGCGACAGCGACATGGGCTTCCAGTCGAGCCCGCCATCGAGCAACAAAGGACGCCCGGCATTCGCCGCGCCGGAATGCGCGCTTTCCAGCTCTTCCTTCAGACGGTCGAATTGCGACGGCGTCAGGCCTGCCCCCTCGCCGTCATAGACCAGCGCGCCAGATGGCCGGGCCGCATTCTCGATCAGCGCCTTTGCCCAGGCCGCGGCGCCATTGTGAAGGTCCAACGCCTTGCGCGCCGCCGCCAGTGGGGAAAGCCCCATCACGCTGTCTGACGGATGATAGAGTTTGAGGTGCAGCACAGGGCTCCAGCCATCGGCCTCGCGATAGATGATCCGCTCGCCGCGGCGCTTGCGCACGGCCCAGCCAATCAGGCCGCCCTCACTATTTGTCTGTGGACGGATTGTGTCGGCGCGCAGCCCGAAAAGGCCTTTGGGTGCGGCCTCCCCGGCTAGCGTCACGGCCTCTGCCCAGGCATTGCCCGTAATCTGCAAGTCACCATAAAGCCGCTCCAACAGCACCCTGCCCGCCTCATCGGGCGAGGGCCGCGCAAGCAGCGCGCCGACATCTTCATCATTCGTCGTCAGCGGTATGGACGCGGCCGCCTCGGCAATCATCCGCACGCAACGGTAGGCGATTGCGTTTCCAGCATAGCCGTCGCGCATCAGCGCGCTCGCATCATGACTGCCCCAGCCTGCGCTGGGCAGGCTCGCCAGTGCGATGAAGGATTGCGCCGAACGCGTCTCGACTGTCTGCCAGGGCCATCTCATCTATCACCGTTCTCCTTCGCTTGGGGCGCGCCGCGACAGCGCACTCCCTGTTTTTCAGCGTGAATGAAGTTCTAGCCGGGAGGGACATCCGGTCTGACAAAACGGCTGGACGCCAATAACGGCGGCAGGATCGTTCGGGACACGACACCATCCGTGCACGCACGAAGCTACCAAAGCTGACGAATACTGGGCTGACGTCCCGTAGCCGTCTCCAGCGTCGTGATCGCCCAGACCAGTGCATCCACCCTGTCGGGAGAGCCCTGCATCCCGCTGCTGCCAAACTGCAGCATCTCTTCTTCCAGTTCGGCAAACTGTCCCGCATGCGACACTCGCCCACGCTCATAAAGCGCGATCACGGGTGCCGCCCGCGCTGTCTTTGAAAGCCGCGCATGCACCAGCTGGATCGGCACATCGCATCCGCCTGACCGCAAGACTGACCGGACCAGCTCGCCGCCCTGATTGGCCTCGGCAACGATCCGGCTCGCGCCCAGGCGCACCGCCAGCGTCACGGCCGCTTCAGCCCATACGGCAGGCGATTTTCCCTGAAGTGTCGCATCCTCCAGGACCCAGAATTGAACCCCGCCGCCGGCCGCATTGGTCGCGCCTGCCGCGATCAGGCCGCAGGCGTCGGCGCTGTCCCCGATACTGACAGGCGGATCGACCGCGACGATGATATCGCCCAGCTGCGGCGGAGGCCTGCCGGCGCGCGCGGCCAACAGCATGGCACGTGTCCAGAAAACACCGTCTTCAGCCTCGAGAAACTCTCCCTCCAGCTCCTGACGGCCCAGCCGCGTGCCGCCCATGCGCGCCTCAATGTGAGAGATGAAGGCAGGCGACAGGTACTCGGCATTGTCCCGCGTGGCGCTTCGGGTCACTGCCACACCGCCTTCACTCATCAGCTGACGGATGAGCGGCGTTCGCCGGGGCGTCGTCGTTATGACAGCGCGCGGATGCCGCCCGAGGCGCAGGCCAAGCTGCAGCATTTCGAACGTATCCTTGTCCCGTTTCCAGGCCGCGACCTCATCGCACCACGCCGCGTCAAATTGCGGGCCGCGTAGACTGTCCGGATCCTCCGACGAAAAAGCCTGCGCCACCGCGCCATTCGGCCAGACCAGCCGCCTGCGGGAGCTTTCATAGACAGGCGGCGCTTCGCCTGGCCGCGCGATCTGGCAGAGGCCAGACACCCCGTCGATCATCGTTTCGCGCACATCATGCAGGGTCGGCCCGACCAGAGCGATGGAGCGCAGCCCGCCGAACAGCGCGCCAAAGCGCACCCATTCAGCCCCCGCCCGCGTCTTGCCAGACCCCCGCCCGCCAAGCGCCAGCCAGCTATTCCAGTCGCCAGCGGGCGCACACTGGGGGCCACGCGCCGTCAGCACGAATGGCAGGGCTGCATCGCCCGCCAGCTCATTCACTGTATCTGTCATCGCCCGCAGACTAGCTGCGCACACAACACGGTCGGAGAGATTGCCGCCCCGCCCCAGCCTGCTAAGCTTGGCAGCGTGGGGAGGAAGCCAACATGTTCCTGTTCTTGCTCTGGTGGTGCGTTGACGACCACCTTGCTGCCGCGCTGGAAACGCCGGGCCTCGGCACCCTGCCGATCTGGGTCCCGCTGATCCTGTCTCTCGCGTTCAGTTTCACGCTTCAGGGCGCCGTCAAGAAACGCAAAGACTGA